TATCAGGTTCAGAACCTAGAGATGGAGGATAAATTTATTGAGGGATTGAAACACTATCTCATTTCTGGTTCAGTAGTATCTCATAGAGGAGTTAATAATGATGAGGTCAATTGGGAAATTGTTAATCCTTTGGATGTTGATGGAGATAAAGATCCTGAGATTGAGTTTTGGGAAGATGGTGACTGGGCTTGCTATAGAAAGATGTCATTTCCTTCATCAGTAATTGACTATTACTATGATGATTTAACAGAAGATGAGATAGATAGGCTAGAGAACCCGCAGAGTCAGTACAGTACTGACTTTGTTAGTAGAACTGGCTCTATGGATTCCGCCTTTTTGGATAGTTCTTCTATTATGGAGAGACGGGATAGAGCTATTGAAGTAATTGTAGTCTATTGGAAGACTAGAAAAAGAGTAGGTTTTGTTACTTATGAAGATGAGTTTGGATTCCTTCAAGAAAAGATAGTAGAAGAAGGGTATGAGCCAGGATTTGAAGAACATATTGAATGGAAATGGGTTAACGAAGTTTGGGAAGGTCACAGAATAGATGGTGATATATACAAGAGATTACGAAGATATCCTGATCAGAGGTGGTCTATGGATAATCCATCTGATTGTAAACTACCTATTAATGGTCACAAGTACTCAGATAGCAATAGTTCCGCAATATCTCTTGTAATGCTTGGTATACCCTATCAGTTGTCCTATAACATCTACAAGTATAGACTTGAACTAGCTATTGCAAAGAGTAAAGATAGAGTAGCTCAGTTTGATATAAATATGATTCCTAAGAAATGGTCACCAGAAGATTTCCTCTATTGGGTAGAGTCTACTGGTATTGCTTGGGTGGATTATAACAAAGAGGACATAAGGTTAAGTCCTCAGCATCAAGCTGTTATGGATCTTACCATTCAAACTATAGACCAATATATCCAACTACTTCAACAGATTATCTCTGAGTGGGAAAGAATATCTGGTGTTAATGCTGAGAGAGCAGGAGCCATTAACCCCTACCAGGGCAAAGGAGTAACTGAACAAGCTATCTTTCAAGGATCTCTTGTTACAGAGGACATCTTTAGGAAGTATAAAAGATTTGAAAGAAGAGAGCTTCAAGCAGTACTTGACTACTCAAAGAGCGCATGGAGAGATGGTAAGAAGACTCAATATATAATGAGTGATGGTGACAAAGCTATTCTCGATGTAGATGAAAGATTTAGAGAAACAGAATACGGAGTCTTTGTTAGTAATTCTGATGAAGACCTTAGAAACCTTGAAGCTTTAAAACAGAATGCTCAAGCTCTTATTCAAAATGGAGCACCTCTATCACTGATCAATGAGATTAGTAGAAGTAAGAGCTTTGAGGATATACAGAAGAAGATAGATAAAATAGAGAAGTTAGAGGCTCAACAGGCAGAAGCTATTAGAGAAGCTGAGATGAGAGAAGCCGAGGAGCAAAGACAACATGAAATAGAGGTGCAAAATAGGGAAGATATGCGGCAGCAAAGAAAGATTGAAGCTGACATAGCCATTGCTGAGATGAATAATCAAGCTAAAAGAGATGTGGCTTCTATTAATAGACAATCAGATGAATAACCAATAGTGTTATATAATCAATAGAGTCTATTATATAAAGAAAACCTTTACATTATTGATTTTAACCTTTAATATTAAGACATGGATGTAGATAACGTTGTTGACTTTGATTTTTTAGAGCTTGGTACACCTACTGAAGAAAGTGTACCTAATAGTGAAGAACCTCAAGTAGAGGATAATGATCAAATAGGTCAAGTAGAAGAACAGGAAGTTGATCAAGAGACACCTGAAACGGATACAGAGGAGCAAGAAGAGATAGATGAATCCAGTGAAGCTGGAGAAAATATAGATGAACCTAGTACAGAAGATACAGAAGATTCCGTTGAGGGTGATACTAGCCTTTATCAGTCACTTATTGAAAGTTCAGGTTTAGAGTTCTCAGAAGAAGAGCTATCTGAGCTACTGGAAACAGAGGAGACTGAAGAAGGATTTAACAAAGTGTCCAGCTATATAGCTGAAAAGAAAGCAGAAGATCGCTTTATGGCACTGATGGAGCAATATCCTGAAACTGCCAAGATGCTCAACTATGAGATGAATGGTGGTGACCCAAAGGAATACTTTAATAATGCATTCCCAGAGGTTGATTATTCTAAGGTTAGTATTGACAAAGAAGATGTTCAATCTCAAAAGCAAGTAGTTGCTCAAACTCTAAAACTTCAAGGTTTAGATGATGAAGATATTAAAGCTGAGTTAGACGATCTTGAGACAGGTGGCATCTTGTATAATAGAGCTAATCGCTCTCTTAAGATTCTACAAGCTAATCAGCAAAGAGAAAGAGAAAAGTTTGAACAGAAGCAACAAGAGCTTGTCCAGCAGAGACAACAGCAAGCAAAAGAACAGTTTAATAAGACAAAAGAAATTATTGAATCAGGATCTATCTCTGGGATAAAGATTCCAAAATCTAAGGCGAATGACTTTATGAAATATATCTATGATTCAGTAGATGAGAGTGGTGTGTCACAAGCAGCTATTGATGCACAAAACATTGATCTTGAACAAAGACTGATGATTGCATACTTGCAATATTCAGAATTCAAGCTTGATGACTTTATCAAGCAACAAGCTAAAAACTCTAATGTAAAGAGTATTAGAGATATGCTTGATAAGTCTAAGACTGATAAACTCAAGAGTTCTGGAAAGCAGGACACTACTAGAAAATCAGGATCAATTGACGATATAGATTCACCGTTTATTTAAGAACTTAACCCCTAAACATATATAAAGACACATGAGAGTATATAGACAATTCTACAACGACTCACAGATGACAGACTCAAACTCTCTAGCAAGAGCTCTGATGTCTCGTCCAACTACTCTTTCACCACTGATTACTCATCTTGGTGGACGAGAAGATAAGAAGTTTCCACTCACTGTAAGCACAGAAGGTTTGGGTAATGTCCAGACTATTGATGGTTCAGAGTATGAATATCGAGTAATGACTCGTATGGATCATGCTAGACCTGTAGCTAAAACACCTACCAATATTCAAAATGTTGGTCGAGGTGGAGCTATGTTTACTGTTGAATTCCCTGACCGATGGTTTATTAGACAATATGTTCTGGTATCCCAGAGTGGAGCTCAAGCTCGTATTATGAGTGATCCTGTTCCGTCAGGTAGTAACTTCTCATATACTCTCCAGATAATTAACCCTGATCCCAATGCTACTATTCCAGCTGAGGATCTTGTAGAAGGATCTCTGTGGGCACAACTCTTTGCTCCAGTAGGTAAAGACTTCTCACGAGGTAATGCTAGTAACTGGACATCTCCTGAGCTTGTTCGCCATAAACTCACTACTCTCCGAAAGAGTTATCAGATGTCTGGTGAGGCTGTCAATCAAGTAGCTGAGTTTGAGCTTCCTGCTAAGAATGGAAAGACTACTAAGCTCTGGATGGAGTATGAAGAGTGGCAGAAGATGCTTCAGTGGAAACAAGAATATGAAACCTACCTCTGGTATGGTAAGCAGTCCTATAACGAGAATGGAGAAACCCAACTCCGTGATGATGGTGGACAACCCATTATCATTGGTCCCGGACTCTTTGATCAGGTTATCAACAAAGAGACTTACTCTATTCTGACTGAGAAGAAGCTTCAAGATATGGTTGGTGACCTGTTCTTCGGTATGACAGATGCTGACAATATGGAAGTTACTCTCTATACTGGAACAGGAGGCTATAGAGAATTTGACAAAGCTATGAAGGATAACCTTCGAGCCAATGTCTACAAACAGTTCAATGATAGAACCTTTGTTACTGGTAGTGGACGAGAGCTGACTATGGATGGATTCTTCACTTCCTATAAGCACGTTGATGGTCACATTGTGAATGTTGTTAAAGTTCCAATGTTTGATCATGGACCAGTTGCTCAAGCAAGTAGAAAACATCCCCTTAGTGGTCTTCCTCTTGAAAGTTATCGAATGGTCTTTGTTGACAACTCTCGCTATGATGGTCAGAGTAACATTCAAATGATCAATAAGAAAGGTAGAGAATTCCTCCGATGGGCAGTAGCTGGTTCTACTATCCCTACTGGATTCTCTGGTAATGATCTCAGAGCATCTGATATTGATGGTGCTTCTGTTCACTACCTCAAGTCTAGTGGAGTTATTCTCCGACGATTTGATACTTCAGTTGATCTTAAGTGTGTAATTGCTTAATTCACATTAGGAGAGAGAGCATTAGTTCTCTCTCCTTCTAGTGAAACCTAAAACATGAAATATGCAAGTACAGGTAAGACGTAAAGAGAGTAAGTCACATCTCTCACCAAAAATCCTAAGTCAGGCTAAAAAGGTCATTGCTAGTGTGATCAAAAATAGACAGCCTCTAGGTATTGAGCCTCGTGAGTTAGAAAAAGAATTGCTCACCAAGCTACTTAACATAGATGAAAATGATAAGAACTATACAGAACAAAGGAATGAGTTCTGGACAGAATTTAGACTTGTTGTTCCCAGTGAAGGGGTAGTCCTCGATATAGGAACCTATGAGGACGAAGATGGAAATAAGATGTATAACAATATTACAGACTATGTCACCTATCAATTTATCAAGGGGCATCCTCTAGTAGCGGATTCAAGGGCGGACATGCTCAAGAGTCACACAAAAGAGTTTTATGTATATAACCCAGAGAGAGAATCTCAGAAAGAGAATATTCGAGTTGGTTATAAGAAGCAGGCATATACAGAGCTTGCTAAGCTTTCAGGCAATACAGAGAAGCTTGCAATGGTTACTCGACTTCTTGTTGGAGTTGATCCAGATAGTATCTCTACTCAACAGCAGGAGAACATGGTTGCAAACTTTATTGACAAAGACCCAAGAACCTTTGTTAATACTGTAACTGATAAAGATCTTGAGATTAGATCTGAGATCACAAGGATGGTAGAAAAAGGTATTCTCAGAACTCAAGGTTCTAGTTATCTCTATATGGATACTACCATTGGCGATTCAATGCCAGAAGCCATCTCATTCTTTAAGAATAAAAGAAACTCTGAGGTTGTACTAGACCTTAGAAGCAAACTCAAAGATGTTGTCTAAATGACAATTCAAGAGATGCATAGAAGAATCAATCTTAGGCTCCAGAACATAGATTCTGGGGCCTATGATGGTATTCTACCTGAAGAGATTGATGAATATATCAATATTGCTCAAGAGAGATTTATCAAAAGTAGATTTGAACCAAGAGGTAACAGGCTTGGTGTTGGATTTGAACAGTCCATTAAAAGGATTGAAGATTTAAGAACTCTCATTCCTGATCCAGAAGTTATATCTACCAGTAACTTTGGCTCTACTACTCTAACAGAGTTCCATGCTGATTACGCAAAGTTCCCAAATAACTATTTTATTCCACTCAACGTTGTAGCAGAGATCAATTATAATAGAGATGGTTTAGAACTATTCATTGCTGATGGAAAGAGAGCAGTAGTTAATAATCACTCCATTAGAAGAGTACAAGGTAGGTTTATAAAACAGAATGAGATGCATTCTGTAATGTTAGATCCATTTAACAAGTCTACACCTAAGAGAGTTAACTTTACTATTAGTGATAGTGGAATAGTATGTTATACTGATAATACCTTTGTTGTAGATAAGGTTATTCTATCA